ATAGGCGCAACGGGTTCAGAATACGGCACTTTCAAAAAAACCGTCGCAGGCATTGAGCACGCTCGCTATAACCAAATGGGCGGCAGCTCCGGCAGATTCGCTGGGCGTTACCAGATGGGGCCAGACGAAATCAAAGAAACTGCCGGGCGTCTTGGCGTACCGGCGCCAACGCAAGAAGAATTCCTAAGCAATCCTGCGATGCAGGAGCGGTTTTTCGATAATTACACTCTCGACCATAACAATCAATTGATGGCGAGCAGTGAAAAATATCGAAATATGTCGCCTGCAGAAAGGCTTCAGGTTCTTGGATATGCTCACAATCAAGGTGTTGGTGGAGCCCTTCGGTGGATCAATACTGGAGTCGCCGGCTCAGATGCGTGGGGGACAAGCGGGACGGCATATAGTTCGGCAGTCGAAAGAGCTTTAGCGAAGGCGGCTCATCCCGATCTCAATGCTCAAGGGCGTCCCTGGGGATCTCCGCTCGCGCTGCCGCCGCCGGCGCTGCCACCTGTATCACTACCGCCGCAAGTGCCGCCATCTGCGCCCGGCCAACAAGGTAGCCTAAATCTCGACAGCAGTCACCGCGTTGAAATAGCATTCAACAACGCCCCACAAGGCATGCGTTTGGGGTTGACGCGAGCAGAGGGCCCGGCCGAGGTATCGGTCCGGACCCACTACTCGATGGATAATTTGAGTTAAGGCCGCCGTGGCGGCCCGTTATGCTGACTTTGCCGCCAGTAATTGCTCGCGATACCGACGCAGGATCTTTGGATAGAATTGCGTCGTGCTCTGGCTCAGTGGATACGCCGCGACATCGTCCCATTTGCCGGCGTTGGCCAATGCCGTCAGGTTGTCAACGTGCTTCTGGAGGCCGGGGTTTCCCGGTGAGGTAATTACAGGCTTGGGTGGCATGGTGCCGGCCGGCAGGGCCGCAGTATCGTATTTCGAGCCCCGTGGGCCTCGATGGCCGTTGCGCTTTGCCGCCGGTTCGACCTTCGGGGCCTTCGGGGCCTTTGCTGGCTTAGCTGCGGGCGCTGCGGCGGCCTGGCTGGCCTGTATGCGGGCCTTGCGCGCCTCGGCCTTGTCCTGGCGTTCCTGGCGCTTGCTGGCGCGTTCTGTGGCCTGGCTAGTTTCTGGCTGGTTCCAAACGAGCACAAACTCACGTTCGCCCCGCTTCTCGACTTTGAACGGGCCGATTGCCTCGCCCTTGCTGATCATCAGCTTGGCCTTGCGGTTGGCGTTTGAGCGGTCAGAAAAGATTTGCTGAGTCACTTGGTTGCTCCTTGGGATTTGAGTGAGAAGGAAAGGATCTTGACGAGCGCGTTTCCTAGGTGGCGCTCTCTCGCCTTCTTGCGGGCGAGTTTGCGTTGGTGGTATTTGCGCCAGAGCATGTTAAAAATGCCCACGCCACAAAACATGCCGGCAACAATCGGGCAGCGGCAATTCACCGCCGTTGCTCTCAAAAATCGTCTGCGTCCGCCATTTGGGTTGATCGTAAGCATTTGGCGGCATCAGGCGTCCATCCAGATAGTCAACCTGCGTCGCGAGAAATTCCAACCCTTCGCGCGCGGTTTGCTCGTTCGGGTAGGTTTCGATGTATTGAATGGCTGGCGTCCAGGTTGTCATGTTGGCCTCTTGGGGTTTGACGTGTTGTGTTCCTGACAACGCGTGATATGCGCTTTCAACACCGCTATGTCCACATAAAAGTGCATGATTTGGCACTTTTTTTTCAGAGGGCAACTGAGGGGCCGCCGAGGAGCTAAATGCCAACATTTCCCGCCATCCCACAGAGCCCATACGAGGCAACGCTTATCCCGGCGTCCTTCCGCGGCGTGCCGTTTGCGGTACTCGATATAGCAATTAAAGGCGGGCGGCGGCTGGAGGTTCACGAGTATCCGTTTCGCGATACCCCGTGGACCGAGGATCTTGGCCGGCGAGCTCGGCGGATAGCGTTTTCCGCCTTCGTCATCGGCGATGACGCTGATTTCCAGGCGGCTCAACTACTTAATGCGTGCGAGGCCAGAGGGGCCGGTATGCTGGTGCATCCGGCCTATGGCGCCGCTCTGTGGGTAGTTGAGGATTGCGAGACAATCGAGCGGTGGGACAAGGGCCGCTATGTAGAATTCAAACTCGCGTTTGTCGAGCCTGGGCTAATCCTCTATCCCACAAACGCGGCCGATACTCAGGCGGGAACGCAAACCGCGGCGGGCAATGCCGGAACAGCTGCGCAAGGCGATTTTTCGGCCGCGGCGGCAAAAGCTGTACAGTCCGGAGTCGCTACATGACGGCGGCACTCCAGATTGCCGCCTCGACCCTCAACCAAACAGTCGGCGCGGCCACCGCTCAGTTTGGGTTGCTGGTCTCGGCCTCGGCGGCGGATGCGACGGCGATATTTCGCGTCATCTGGGGGTTGAGCGATGGCAACGATTACGGGCGATACTTTGCCGCCGAAGATCCGCTGACGCCTTACATTGCCTCAGCAACGAGCGTCGCCGCGATGCAGGCGCAAGGAGCGACGCTGCGGGCCGCAGTGGCTACGGCAATCGTGCAGGCGCAAACCGACGCCGCCGGCAGCCTATCGGCTTATCCGGCGGATATCCTGGCCGTTACCGAGGCGCTGCGTTCGGCGTGCGCCAGTCCGGCCGATGCTGTTCGGTTGCTCACGGCATTGGGGTCGTTCTCTGTTATGACGCCGTTTGATGGCCCGTCGCCCGTCGCCAATGAGGCTGCGGCGATTGCGGAAACGATCTATTTCACCGCCGGATACGGAGTCGCAGGACAGCCTATCGCCAGTTGGCCGAATTGGTTTGGTGATCCGTTTGTCCTGCAATTCGCTCAACTGACGTCGGCTGCGGCGGTACTAATGCGACGGGCGGCAGCGATCAGTTTAGCTCGAGCCTCAGCAACCTACGTGCCGACCTCATACCAGGACGCCCAGCAGGTTTTGAGCATTGTTGACGGCGCTTTATGGCAGGTTATCGAGGAGGCGGGTGACATCTTTGACGACGTCTCTTACAATGCCCTCAAGGCGCTGCGCGCTGCTGTGGAGGTCGATTTCGCGGCTCGGGGCAACAATCTGGCGCAAGTCGTTACTCGCGTCTTTGGTGCCCAACAGCCGGCCCTTGTATTGGCATACAAGCTGTATCAGGACGCCTCGCGGGCCGACGATCTGATTGCGCGGAATGATCCGCCGCATCCAGGATTTATGCCGGCGAGTATCGAGGCGCTGGCGGCGTAGGATTGGCCGCGTCGAGTAATTCAACGATACGCGCGGTTTGCGCGCCGATTGGCGTTGCGCCGTAAAGGTTTTTGCGCAACCCGTCGCGCGAGAGAGCAAGCAAATCCGCCGCCTCGTTATGCGAGAGGCGGCGGCGCTTGATCCAGGCGCGGAGTTCGGGGGCGGTCAATGAGGAGAGACGGCGATCAGTGTATCGGTCGGAACACTGAGGCATCGGCCGCTTTCGTAACGCACTCTTGCGTAAGTCTTTGATTTGTTGAACCAGCGCACGAAGGTCACTGGGATCATTTTGTTCTCGGCGGGATTGCTGGCTTCGATTAGGTGTTGGCCGCTGATGAATTGCTTTGTCATTGGGTTCCTCCGTTTTCGATATTCGTAATGTATGCCTTGGCGGCGTATATGTCAACAAGAAAATGCGCCCCTAAGGCATATTTTTTTAGGGCTCGGATATGCTAACGCCAGATCAAGAGGAGCTTACCATCAAGGCCGGCGGCTCGATTCTCGGCGGCTGGCAGCGTATCCGTGTCACCCGAGGAGTTGAACTCTGTCCATCACATTTTGAAATCGAGATGACGGAACGCTTTCCGGGACAGGTTGGGCAGCTTGTGATTGAGCCGACAACGCCGTGCACGGTTATGCTTTCTGGCGATCTTGTGCTGACTGGATTCATCGATCGCTATATGCCGCGCTACAATAAGCACTCACATCGCGTGCGGCTGATCGGGCGCTCCGTTACTCAAGATATCGTCGATTGCTCAATTGACGTGGATAAGACGGGTTGGGAGATCAAGGCCACTACCATTGGTCAGGCCGCCAAGGTTATCTGTCAGCCATACAACATCAATGTCTCGCTGCCCGATGGCGATGCCGATCTACCAGGCGTGTTGCAACAAGCGCTGTGGGTTTATCCCGGCTATACCGGATATTTTCTGCTAGAGGAAATGGCGCGCTCGGTGGGAATGTTGATTTGGGATGACGCTCAAGGTAATCTTGTGATCAGTAAGGGCGGCACTGGCAAGCGGGCCGGCAGCGGCATAACTGAGGGCGTCAACGCCGAGATGGTCGAGGCCGTCTGGGCGGCGGATGCGCGATATGCTAGATATCGAGTGCTTGGCATGGGGCCGGATCAAATAAACGGCCACATCAATTATACTGCAAACGCCTCCGATCCAGAGGCTAGCAAGCTGCGTGATCGACTGCGGATTATTCCGCAGGAGATTCCAGATCCTAAGCAGGAATTCTCACAGAAGAGAGCGCAGTGGGAAGCTAACCGCCGCTGGGGCCGCTCGCGTCAGGTGAGGGTTGAAGTAACTGGCTGGCGCGATGGCGCTGGTAAGCTGTGGGCGGCGAACTCGCTCGTGAGCGTGAATTTGCCGACCGCCAAAGTCAATGAGGATCGCGCGATAGTTGAGGTGAGCTATCTGCGCGATGAGGATGGAACGCGGGCATTGCTCACGCTGATGCCCGCGCAGGCGTTGCAGCCGCAGCCGTTTACTGTTGGGCCGATTACGCCGTTATGACATCCCAATGAGCGGGACAAACTGGGGCGTTGCCGGCCCGATCGAGCGGGGCTGGTATCGAGCCCATAATGTCATCGGACGCGCCACTCTGCATCTTGGCGACGACAGCCAAGCAGTACAGCTACAGCAGATCGAAGGATATACTGGCGAGATCCGGTCAAAGGTACAACGCCAACAGCGGTTTGGCCTCTCGACGATGCCGCTGGCTGGTAGTAAGGGGGTAATCCTTTATCAGTCAGGCCATAGAGGATTTCCCACCATTATCGCTGACGAAGATCCGCGCTACCGCCCCACTGGCCTTAATGGTGGCGAGTGCCAGTTGTATATGGTCGATGGGGCGGCAAAGGACGGCACTGGCGGCAAAACTCGCGTGGTATTGCAGGGGTTGCTGGGGTGGGTGGCTAAGCTTTTTGGCGTCACAATCCTGATCGGAGATTCCAATACACAAAACATCACCATAACCGGATCTGGGCTGATCAAGCTGGCTGGCAACATCGAGATTACTGGAACACTGAAAGTCGACGGCGCCACTACAGTGCAGGATATCAACATTCAGGGCAATGAGAGCGGAGGCGGATCAACATGAAAGCAAAACTAACGGCACTCGATCGCGCGGACGGAAGTATAGTATTTTCTGTGCCGATCACAAAGGAGCCTATTTATTTCGAGGCTCGTCGATTGGCCATGATTGAGCGAGACGAGTCCGGAATTGGTAGGCATCAGCTTACCAGCAATGGCGCAAATCAATTGTTAAAAGCAATGGATATTAAAACTGAGAAAAAATTCGACTTTTTGCTGGTGATTACCGAATACTAAATGACCGATATTCGCCTCCTCTACAACAATCAATCTGGCACCCCCGGCTACGGGTTTGCCGACGTTCGGCTTGTTGGCCCAGACCTAGACACCACCAACGATCTAGCCACAGCGGTTATCGTGAGCCTCTTTACTGATCGCCTGGCTGACGTGGCCGACAAGTTGCCGCAGAACGAAACTGACCGAAAAGGTTGGTGGGGCGATACATACGCCGATAATACCGGCGATCTCATTGGCTCGCGGCTGTGGCTGCTATTTCGCACAAAATCAAACGATCGCACACCACTGATCGCCAAGGGCTACATCCTTGAGGCATTGCAATGGCTGGTGGATGATGAGGCCGCCGCCGCGGTGGATGCTCAATGCTTTTTTCTGCCTGGCGCCACTGGGGCAGTAACTCAGCGACGGTTAGGCGCGATTGTAACTATTTTTCGCCAAGGGCTCACGCCGTTGAAGATGGAATTCTCGTGGGTGTGGGGTCAGTTGGGAATATCGACCTAATATGCCGTATGCGCGCCCTACTCTGACACAATTAATCCAACAAACCGCCTCGGCAATAGCGGCCGGCTTGCCGGGCGCTGATCCGCTATTACGTCGTGCGGTTCTAACCGTTCTGTCACGAGTGCTTGCTGGGCAGCATCACGAGCAATACGCATATCTCGACTGGATTGCTCGCCAAGCCGTTCCTGTCACGGCAACGGGCGAAAACCTGCAGGGTTGGGCAGCGCTGAGGGGCGTTACTCCAGTGTCGGCAACCGCAGGGAGTTTCACCGTCCAGTCGACGGGAAATAACCCGGCTACCTCGGTAGCAGCGGGCGCGACGTTGCTGAGGAGCGATGGAACAACCTATGTCACGGTCACCGGAGGGGCCGTTGATGGCAATGGTAATATTACTCTATCGGTTGCGGCGACCGCGGCGGGCGCCGCGTCCAATCTAGGCGTTGGGGCGCTCTTAACGTTGACGAGTCCTCCGGCGTCGGGCGGCGTCAACGGCACTTTTGTCGTGACGGCAGTTGTTACCAACGGTACTGATGCAGAAACCGATAATTCTCTGAAATCACGCATGTTGGGGGCATTCGCCAATCCGCCACAGGGAGGCGACCTAGAAGATTATGTCCAATGGGCACTCGCCGTTCCGGGCGTCACCCGCGCATGGGTGGCCGATAGCCTTGCTGGCACTGGTTCGGTGGCCGTCTATTTCATGATGGATAATATTCGGAGCTATCAATACGGGTTGCCGGCTGGCACCAACGGAGCCTCGTCGAATGAGCTGCGTGCCCCAGCGGCGACGGGCGATCAACTTGTTGTTGCCAATGCTCTCTACACGAAACGTGCAGCTACCGCGCTCGTGTACGCATGCTCGCCAGTCGGCCAGCCGCTGGCCCTGACGCTGCAGGAAGTGCCAAACGACCCAACAATCCGCGGAAACATCTCTGCAGCAATCGCGGGCCTGTGCATCCGTCTCGCATCGCCTGGCGGCGCCTGGCTTCAGCCAACCCAGACGCATGGTGGGATTTTGCGGTTATCTGATATCTCGGATGCGATTGCCGCCGTTCCAAATCTCGATCACTTTGTCATCGTATCGCCCACTGCCGATGTGGTTCTGTCGACTGGCGTGATCTCGATCCCGACAGCGCCAACCTACCTCTAGAAAAGGGAGCCAGACCATGCCGGTAGCGGCATTGTGGCCGCTGATGCCGGCCGTGCCGGTGGTGGCTTCGGTGCCATCGATTACTATAACGGCCCGAAACGAAGCCGATTTTCTCGCCGCCGCACAAGCGCTCCTGCCTCAAGGGAGAGCGTGGCCGCGCGATCCCGCCGCTAAGCTTACCGCTTTGTTGGATGGTTGGGCGCGTGCTTACGCGACCGTGGATGCGCGGCAGAGCAATCTGCTCATTGATGCCTTTCCGGCCAGCTCAGTTGAGTTGTTGCCCGAGTGGGAAGCGACGCTCGGATTGCCGGACCCGTGTCAAGGGCCAGCGCCCACCATAGCGCAGCGTCAAGCTCAGGTGTTGGCGCGTATCGGCGCTATGGGCGGCCAGTCGATCCCCTATCTGATCGCTTTTGCCGCCATGCTGGGCTTTACCGTCGGCATTCAGGAATTTGCGAATTTCCGGGCCGGCGTCAGTCGCGCCGGCGATAGCGTCAATGGGGCTCAGGCCCCGACGGCTGGTGAATATTTCACGGCCGGAGATGGCGCCGCCGGAGACGCCTTAGTTGACTGGAACGGCGGCACGCCCGGGTTTGATTGGTCATTCGCTCTGCAGGTGACGATGTTCAATGCCGCCAGCGTCATTAATGCCGCCTCATACTTTTCGGCGGGCGTCAGCCGTGCTGGCGATCCTCTCGTAAAATGGGGCTCACCTCTTCTCGAATGTGAGCTACGCCGCATTGCGCCGGCGGAGTCAATGATGATTTTCGCCTATCAGGCTTAGGAGAAGCTTTCAATGTTTCGGATTGACCAGCCGACGGCCACCCAAACTCTACCGACCCCGGCCGCGCCCGGCACTCCCGGGTTCTTCACCAATGGCAATCTGGCATTGGGTGTGCCGTCAACCGTGGTGGATGCGGATTTCCTCAACCGGATGCAGGAAGAATTAGTTTCTGTCCTGACGGCGGCGGGAATTTCTCCAATCAAGTCGAACTTCACACAGTTGCTAGCCGCGATCCGAGCAAGCTTTGTGCTTACGGACGTTAGCGCATCCGTCAACGTCCTCGTCGCCAATCCAGCGCCGGCATTGACGACGGTTCCTGTCATCAATACTCAATTCGTCGTCATCCCGGCCATCACTAACACCGGAGCGGCGTCGCTCAATATCTCATCCACGGGCGCCGTCAACGTGCTTCGCCCTGACGGCACTGTGTTGCAGCCAGGGGATTTGCCGGCCAATCGGCGTATTCCGATCATCTTTGACGGTTCCGCGTGGCGGCTTCTCGCCTTTCCTGGTCGCGTGCGTCTTGGCGCAAATCTGACATTATATTGCAATGCGCAGACTGGCAATGACGCCAATAACGGATTGACGCTCGCCACGGCATTTCAATCATTCCAGGGAGTTTGGAATTATCTATATCAGAATGCTGACGTAACTGGCTACGTCGTCTCAGTGCAGTGCAGCGGAAATTTTACCGTCGGGCTCAATGCGCAAACTGTGGTTGTTGGGGCGACGCCAGCATCTATCGTTTTCAATTTGCAGGCGGGCTCAACGGTTAACGTAACAAATTCTTCGTGTTTCTTCGCTCAAAACCCCGGAGTAGGCTTCACGGTTACCGGGCCCGGACTGCTCTCGGCAAGCGGCACGGCTACGGGGCAGGGTTGCGCGTTTTTCGCAAATGTCGGCGCGCAGATATGGTTTGCGGGGGTCAATTTCGGAGTGTGCGCTACGGCACACGTGCTGGCGCAAATCAGCGCCACAATACAAGCGACTGGCAACTATACAATCAGCGGTAACGCTCCATACCACCTGAGCTCCTCCGCATGTTCCAGTTTGTTGATCTCGTTTGTGACGGTAACGCTGACTGGTACGCCGGCATTTGCCACCGCCTACGCCTATACGGCGGTTGCGGGGATCATCTGGGCGATTAGCGATACGTTTTCAGGTTCCGCCACAGGCTCTAGGTATAGCGCAAATACCAATGGCGTGATCTACACCAATGGCGGCGGCGCCAGCTATTTCCCCGGCGGTGCTGTAGGCACAACCGCGACGGGTGGCCAGTACGCCTAAACCGGGATAGACAATTATGAGCATGGATCTCAATGCTGCCGGCACAAAGGTTGTCGGCGGCGCCGGTGGCGGCACCTCATTTTTAGATCCGCTTGTCCAAACTGTTCAGATCACGCAAACCAATCTTGGAGCGATACCGGTCACAGAAACGGCGGTCGAGGGGGCGCTTGGTACGACGGGAGACACCGGCTGGTCTGGCTCTGGCGTCGGATCTCTGATCGCCCTATTAAAGTCCATTGCGCTGCGATGGGGTGTGGGCGGCGCTGTCTCGGACGGCAGCGGTACTATTACGGCCGGCGGGACGGCACAGAATTTGTTTGGTGGCACTACGCCGGTCAATGGATATCTGGTTCAGAATACCTCTAATGCGGTGATGTGGATCAATGACACCGGGGCCGCAGCAACGGCCGGAGGATCAAGCTTCGTGATCAACCCAGCCTCCGAAATAGTGTCGCCGCCAGGATACAAGCCGCCGGGCGCGCTCAGCATTTTTTGCGCTACGACTGGCCAAACTTTTGCGGCGAGGAAATGGTAAGATAATGAATGCATTCCTTTGTCGTTTATCGGTTTTTCTATTTTGCCTACTCGGAATTACGCCAACTGCGTTTGGCCAGATCTATGCGCAACCCGGTGGGGTGATGGCGGTGACTGGGCTGAACATCACCCCACCGACCGGACTAGGCACGGGCATCAACGGAACCCAGACAATGTCCGGGACCTCCCCAGGCACGGTTATTGCAAACGTATTGCAGATAACGAGCGACACTGCCGCGATCCCAGGTTTTAATTCTCTCCAAACTCTTAATGTCACTGATGCGTTCGGCGGCAGCGCCGTTACAGGCGGGCGGCATGCGCTTATTGGAACCGCGCTCCTGACCGCCCCGACCTCACCCTCGAATACATTCCGCGACTACGTTGGCGTCGTCGGTCTGGCGCAGGCCAACACCGGCGACGGCGGCACCAATTTGACGACGAGCCCAGCGGGCAACTTCTTCGGCGGCAGCCTCTACTATAACCTCCTGCCCGGCGCGACTAATCTTGGCATGGCTACCGGTTTGGAGGTGAACTCCTTCGCGCAGACAACATCGAGCGTCAAGAGCAAGAGCCTGATAGCGCTGGTCGCGGGCGGCACATTGGATCAGGTACAGGGTTCGTCCTGGGACTCGATGCTGCATATCTCACGTCAGGCCGGAGGCGTCGGATACCAGGCCGGCATCACCTTCTCCGACGCCTTCGGCGCGTTCCCGATCACCTCGACCGGGGCACTCATCCAGGCGTACCTCGGTACCGTGGCGGCGCCGACGAACGCGACCACCGCCGACGGCGTCGAGTTGAGCCACGTGACATTTACTCACTGTGCAGCGCAGTTTGGAACCAACGGTCCCAACTTCTGCGGCAACGGCGCATCCTTTGGTGGGGCGCCTCTCAGCACAGCTGCCTTCATGACGATGCTCTCCAATGTGTCAGGGGTATCCCCGACATCGGCGACGACGACCTTTTCGCTCAGCGACAACTTCAATGGCTTTCGCGATTTCGACATCTGGAACGACGACACGGCGGCAACACAGACGATTGCCATCCTGCAGAAGACCTCTGGAGGCACGACGACGGTTATGGCAATCAACAACACCGGAACTCCGACGTTTCCTGGCATTACGACCGGCACGCCAGCGACCTATGCGTGCTTCGACACCAGTAATAACCTCATCAAGAGTGCCACGGTATGTTGAAAACTCTTCTTCTCTGCGCGCTGGCGGTGTTGCTCGCGTGCTCCTCATCCCGCGCAGCCGAGGATGGACCGCCCGGGGGAATGGCGGCTTCGCCTGCTCCTAAGCCGCAGGCCGAGCCATGCGACCGCGCTCCGATGGGAATGCGCCTCGGCAATTTCGATCCCGATGTTGTGAAATGCCAGGCAGCGCTGATGGCTGAGCAGCTAGGTGAGGAAGCTGCCCTGAAAGCCGGCGCGCGGGCAGCCGCGATTCTGGCTAACAAAGACAAGACCGCGGCCGAGGGAGCGTTGGCGCAGCGGGAGAAGGCGTGGCGCGATTATTTCGCCGCCTATATTGGCGCCGCCCCCACGTCTGAGCCAAAGAGTGCTGCTCCCGCGATCGAGCCGCATGTAGGGCAATGATTGGAGGAGAGTTTGGAAATGATGCTCGCGGCTACCTCCGCCATTCAATGGATAGGCTCGTTTGGGGTCAAGCGGGACATCGTCGGTTCCGACATCATAATTGTTGTGGCCCTTGTCGTTCATGCCGGCGAAGGTCTTACCCTTGCTCTCACTGAAAAAGCCGATTGGCCGATCCCTATGCATATGCTGCTTTGGCGTGGGCACACCGTTGCTGCGATATCCTTGTTTATTTCGGTCGCATTAGGCGTGGTGGGCCAATGGACGGGTCGAATGCCGCTTCTATTGCGGATTGGCTTCCTTTTCCCTCAATGGACGCTGCTGCTTATGACGGCTGGCGCGGGGTTGTGGGCAAGTGTTATGGGGTCTTATGTCAACTTTACGCCGCCGTCAGGTCTAGGAATTTTTTGGGACCAGGCGTGGCGGATAGCCATGCCAGTCATGTATTTTTTTGCCGCATGGGCAAGAGTTCAGGCAAGATAGTGGAAATACCAACGCTTATCATCACCGTTACGTCATTGTGCATAACTGCGATGGGGGCGTTCTTCGTTTATCGGCAGACATCTCTTACTTTCATCAAGGACGAGAGGGATGAATATCGACGTAAGTGCAATGAGTGCGAGCAGGCGATGGATAGTTTGATGAGGCAGAACAGGTGGCTATTGAATCGCCTTAGTCGATATGAAGATCCTCGGCATATCATGCGCTCGCACGACAAACCGGAGGTAAAATGAACCGTATCATTCTAGGCGCCTTGGTCATTCTGGCGCCACTGGCGCTCGCCGGCTGTCCAGCTTTTCAGGCTGGCATAGCGAGCGCCCCCAGCCTCGTTAGTGGCGCTGCTGGCGGCATCACTAGCACGCTTGACAGTGTT